AAACAAAAATGACAACACAAGAACTGAAAACACACTTGGAAATTGAAGCCGCAAAATTTGATCGGCTTGCGGCGAATCATGCGATTCGTTCACTCCACAAATCGAGCGATGGAAAATCCATCAGTGACTTCGATGCCCGATTGATTCGGGATCACGAAATCCGTTCCGAGACTCTTAAAACCATTGCATCATTTCTTCCCTGACCTATGAAAGTGTTTCCCGAACCACACCAAAAGTTATTCACAATTTCCCTGATTCATTGTCAGTAAGTTTCTCTCGCAAAGACTCCCGTTCATTTTACTCTCGCGGCGCACTAGACAACGTAACACGGCATGATTGATTCCGTTTCAGAAAGCGCCGGGGCCGATCCGGCTTTGAACAAGGCGCGTCGCCGGAAGCTGGCGGAGGCCGAGTTGAATCGCGCTGACCGGCTGCCGCCGCACGCTGCCGAGGCGGAACAAGGCATCAATGGGTGCATCCTGCTGTCACCGAACGAATCTCTTGAACAGTGCATAGACAAGATGCCGCAGGGCCCGGAAGTGTTTTATGACCTGCGGCATCGCACGCTGTATTCCGAATTGATGGGGATGTACGAGGCAATGGAACCCATTGACCTGATTACATTGCAGCAACGGTTGAAAGACAAGCAGTGCCTTGAAGAAATTGGCGGCATCCCACATTTGAACGCCATTCAAGACAGCGTTCCCAGTGCCGCCAATTTGTCTTACTACATAGAGATCGTCATTGAGAAGCACACGCTGAGGAAGTTAATCAAGACATGCACGGATGTAATCGGGAGGGTGTATCAGCACAGCGGCGAACTGGATTCATTGCTGGATTCCGTTGAGCGCGACCTTGGAAGAATCAGCGACGGAAAAAAGGAGATTGTCACCGCCCTGGACGGCAAAGGGTCGTCGGAACGGATGATAAACGACCTCGAACGGAGGTTTAATCTTCAAGGGAAACTTCCCGGATTGGACACCGGGTTCACGGATTTGAACTGGATGACAGACGGATTGCAGTTTGGGGAACAAACCATCATTGGGGCAAGGCCGTCTCAGGGAAAAACCGCTCTTGGAATCAATATCTTCTGTCATACGGCGATCACCAACAAGATACCGGCATTGTTCATTTCACTGGAAATGTCGGTGGAAGCCGTCATGCGCCGGATGCTGTCTTACGTGATGCACATACCCGCCCGGGAAATCCGCAAGGGGACTTACACCGAGGAACAGTTCTCGAAGTTCACTCAATTTCAGGTGCTTTGCGGAAAATCGCCCATGCACATCATAGATGGCGTGGACGGAATGAGCATCCGCGAGATAACCGCCAAGGTGCGGCGTTACGTGCTGCAAAAAGGCATCAAACTGTGCGTGGTGGATTACCTTCAAAAAATCAGGCCGTCACAACGGCACGAAAAAAGGACTTACGAAGTGGGCGAAGTCAGCACGCAACTCAAGGCGATAGCCCATGAAAATAACATCGCCATGCTGACGATGGCCCAGCTTAACCGAGAGAACGTGAAACAGGCGGGGAAACAACAATCACGACCGCCAAGGCTTTCCGATCTGGCGGACTCGGGGCAGATTGAGCGGGATGCAGACCTGGTGGGGCTGATTCATCGCGCCGATAGTGAAGCCAGCCTCATTATCGCCAAGCAACGCGACGGGGAAACCGGGGCAATCAGGCTATATTTCGATGGGACGTATTGCGCCTTCCGAAATTATGAGCATGACCACGATGAATGACTCAGAACGGAACGTCATCGGCCCCGGAATCAGACTCCGGCTCTGATTGGACTGGCCGCGACGGAGCACTGGCCGGCGACTGTTCTCCCGGTTGAGGCTTGCGCCATTTGTCCACAAAGATGCAATGGGTCTGGCCTTTCTCTCCAACCTCGCGCCGTTTCATCACGGCAAACGTAATCCAGCCGTTCTCAGCGTGCTCGGCCACGATGTTCAACAGCGATGACACCGGGACGTTGATTTTGATAAGGCTGCCGTACTTGGTTTGTATCTCTTTGCAGAGGCCCGGCAGATAGATTTTCTTTTCAGTCATCGGCTTCAATCATTCAAGACTTCATCATCCCGATCACGCTGGCATTTCATGTCGCCAATTTCCTGTTCGCGTTCGTAACGATCATCGTCGGACAAGTCATCGTCGGATTCCCACGGCATCGGTTGAGAGAAGCGGTCCATGTTTGGAGAGTTCATAATTTCACTTTTGGATTATCAGTTGAACACGGAAACTAAACCACTGACTTGATGATGCGTCAACCAAGAACGCCGGGAGAGCCTTAATTTTCCCAACTGGAAAGTTGCAACTGCTTCCTGAATTGCTCCTGTTTTGCGGCCTCAACATCAAACCAGTCGTCTATTGGAGAATTTTGCTTGCGAGATTCGCCACCGAGCTTGGCAATCATAAAGCCGCGTTGTCGCGCCCCTTCCACACAAACCGCCAGCCAGTCAAACAAGTCGGGACTGCGCCCGAGCGTTTGCCGCATCTTTTCCTTTGGCTCAACCTCGATCTTGTTGCCGGCAACTTCATGGTATTTGCGCGAACAACCCTCCAAAACCACGTCCATTGGAATCTCGCGCATCTGTTCGGCTTCAATCGCGTAACGGACGGCAAACCACATTTCAGTGATGAACTTGGAATAATGCTCCCGGCACGTCTTGAGCCGTCTTCGCCCTTCATGTTCGATGAACAAGTCCTGCCGCACCGGACGTTCCGTGGGCATCGCGCCGGCGTCAACCGGGTTGGGCGGGCGGTCGCCAAACGTCTTGGAGAAAGCGTAACCGATGGTGCCTTTGCCGAATGAATCGTAGAAGGAATTTTCCGAAGAAATCCCGAATTCATCCAGGTAGGAGCTTATCGCGTCTGAAATCTGCATTTCGGGAGAGATTTCCTTTATCCGCAAATCAATCTTGATGATGCGCGGGGGATAAACGCGGATGATGACGTGACCATTTACGTCCTCGCCAAATTCAATGTGTCCCTGAATACAACGGTCGCCACGACCGTAGGCCGGGTCGCAGCCGTGAATCTTGACCCTCGGCGTTCCCTTCCAAATGGCGACTTCATGCGCCTTGTGGATGCGGCATATCTCCCGGGTGATGACTCGCTTTTCCGCGAGCGAGAGTTTCATGCGCCCTTTGACATGGGTTTCAAACTCGGGCGAGTTGGCTCCGTAATCGTTGGCGATGACCTCCGCATACTTGGGACCGATAAGACGATGGTACGGGTCCTTTTCGAGTTTAATGCCCTTCTTCTCCGCCTCCCGATGAGCGCGAAAGTTCGGGCTGTCTGTGCCGATGAGATTCAGGCATTTGATCCCGGTGAAGTTCGTATCCCAAACGGTTGTTTCTTCAATGTCCTCGACTGACGACCAACCTTCTTTGGGTTCGGCCACGACGGTTAGTTGCGCCGTGGGTTCATGGTTGGGATTTCCCGAGCCGATGAACTTGAACCCGCCCACGCCCGAGTTTGAACGCATGTTTGGCAGACAATCCAGGACGGTAGGGGCCATGAATTGAAGCTCGTCGCACAGGAAGATGAGCCGTTCCTGTTTGATACCCGCGAACACGCCAAGACCAACGTAGGAACGTCCCGTGTAACACGCCTTGCAAAGAATCCCTCGACGCACATCCCGCACAGCCTTTCGCTCATTGTCGGGATCGTATTTGTTGGCCTCAATGTCGTCGGTGACAATCCATTTCCGGCTATCAATCAAATTACCCGCCAGCCAGTTGAAACGGGAAGTCCCTTCTCCCCAAAGGGATTTTATTTCACCGAAGATGGCAGATTCGAGCTTGTCCCAGGTGGTGCTGGAAATCAGGACCAGGGTATTCTCGGGCCAACACCAGTAGGAAATCAGAACGAACTCGCTGGCATGACTCGTCTTTTGGCTGGAAGCGCATCCCATGAGAACTGTGCCCTGATTGTTGATGAAGTTCTCGTACATGAGCCGCGTCCACTCGTGCTCATAGCGTTTGGGCCAGACGATCTTTCGGAATCTCAGATAGTGGTAAAGCAGCCCCTTGCCGTGGACGCGCCCTGCCGGGTCCTTCCATCGTCCCCCCCGGCGAATGGCCTCCCGCTCGACCCGCAAAATGCCGTCTATGGAGTTTTCCGTGTCGAAACCGTAGAGGGATATTTTTGAGGCCATTGGAGTTGGAACAGATTGAGTCCTGAAAACAGGTTGACATAATTCCGGGCGGGGAGCAAGTATTCCGACAAATGAGCGCGGCGAACGAGTGTAATTGTGCGTGTCCCACACCGGAAATTGTTGAAGTACCGGGAATGGCCGGGGCGGACGGAGCCGCCGGTGCAGCGGGCGCGGATGGCATAAACGCTTACACGCTGACGACGCAGCCAATCACGCTACCGGGATCGGCTGGCCCCG